TCTTACGCGAGCCGCCCTCAGGCTGCGGGGCCTTGAGTCCCGGCTTACCCGGGTTGGCCTTGTTGTAGGACGCGCGCCCCTTGGCGTTCAGGCCCCCCTTCGGGTCCTTGCCTTCCTTGCGGGTCCACGCTGGGGACTTAGCCATGATGGTCTCCTGTCTAGGTTAGGCCAGTGCCTACAATTATGCTTCGAAAGCAAACACGCCAGTGTTGCCCGTGCTAAGGTGCTGGAAGCTGTAGCTAATGCGCCAGATACCGTCTGAGGTGCACGAGAAGTAAATGTACGACCCAAGGCTGAAAAGGTTTGTGGCAGCAGCAGTGGGCGTGTACACCAGAGTGGCCTGCCCCGCAGTGGACACCGCAAAAGCGACTGCATTTGCAACGCGGCTAGAGATAACGCTACCTGTCTCAAAGACGTCCGTTCCAGCGCAGGTGAAGCTCAGCGTGAGAACGCCGCCAGCTGTGTCGACAGATTGAGCATGGATGACGGTGACGCCCGCCACTGCGGCAGGAAGCGTTACTGCCTGTGCTGCGGCACCAGTAAAGTTATTGACGTTGACTCCCGCCACATAATCGAGCGTGGCGGCCTTGTTCTTGGTCGTGACATCCAAACCGGAAAGCGTTGGCCGCGGGTCGAAAATAGCGATGCCATTTACAGTGAAGGCCCCTGTGAAGGCGACGTCCTGAATAGTACCGCCAGTGATGGCGACGTTGTTGGCGTTCTGGGCGGCTATTGTGCCAATGTCGCCCGGTTGCACAGCTGTGCTGGCCAGCGCACCCTGTGCTGCTGTAGCGAAGTCGCCGGTGTCGTCCAGTGCTGCGGTGCCGAGGCCCAGCGCCGTACGCGCCTGCGCCTGATCGCCGTATGTAACCTTAGTGATGACAACCGACCCAGTCCCGTTGGGGCTCAGGTTTAAGTCGCCGTTCTCGTCTATCGTGCTGACTATGTTGCCGTCGAAGCGGATGTTATCCACCGAGGCAGAGCCTGTACCAACCTTGAACGCAGTAGCCACGCCCGCACCGCTGAGCACCGTCTTCTCGGCCGCGGCAGGCCCGCCGTCTACGTGAAGTAGCTGCTCGTAGGTAGCCTTGATCGTGGAGCCGGTAAGGTTTGTAGGCATGGTGATCTCCTAGAGTGGATGGGGCCCCGAAGGGCCCCACCGAGTTAGGTCACGTTCGCGATCGTGCCGAGGTCTGCGCCCATGTTGACCACAGCCAGCGAGACTTTGATGCGTGCTGCGTCAGTGGCCGCGGTGTTGACGGTCAACAGAACGTCGGTATCCTCAGCTGCGTAGTACGCAGCCGTGGTCAGGCCCACGGTAGTGCCAACTGCCGCGTTCAGGTCCACGTCGTTGCCCCAGAGCGCGTGTGTAACCGCGACGCCAATGTCGGCAGTGGCTACCGCGCCTTCAGCGCGCACAACAGTGACAGAAGAAGCCACCACGTACGCACCTTTGGGGAGCGTACCGATCACAAGCGTGTCGGTGGCACCCAAGGCAGCCGCGCTCGCAGCGGCTCGTGCTGCTGCGATCTTAGCGAAATCAATGTCGATTTCGATTACGCTTACGCGGTCAGTGTAATTGGCCGCGAAGCCAGCGGAGTTCTTATAGAACCCCAGAGAGTCAGTATAAGCAACCATCTATAGGTCCTCCTTACGAGAAATTGACGACTGCAGTCGACAAGGCTTCAGGCTTCACAACCTGATACCCGTAGACCTGCAGGCCGCGAACGATGTTACCGAAGGTCGACTGCGCACGCAGCGTCTCCATCTCCGTCATCTGTGTGGCGAAGGTGAAGCCCATCTTGTGCCCCGCGATCACCGACGTGTTACCGGCGGTGACGTTGAGGTTGTGCGACACATAGAGAGTGAAGCGGTCGATCATGCCAAGACGACCGTTGCGCAGCGGCGTAGTGCTGTCGCCGGTCAACGAGGCGTCCTTCAGCTCGGACTTCTTGATGAGGCCAGCTGCGCGAGCCGGAATCACAAGGAAGCGATCGCTTTCAGGGCAGTTCGCTTCATCCAAAACGGTGCCCATATCGACGATAAGGTCGACGATGGACACAGTCGAAGACGCGCCGTCCTTGGTGATGGTCAGCGGAGCGCCGGCCGTACCGAGGTCAAACGCGCCAGACTGGGCACCAGCAGTTGCGCCGCGGTTCAGCGTGCCAATATCGGGCAGCATGTCAGTCAAGACGCGCTGGTCGATCTTGATCTTCATCTGCTCGGACGCATCCTTGGACCACATGTCCATAAGGTTGACATCAGTCTGCACCTTATCGACGTCGTCCTCGACAACGGAGAAATACTCGCCCTTGTCGATGACCAGTTGCAGCTTTGGCTTGTCGGGGTTTTCCACGACGAGGTTCTGGCCTTTTACGTAATCACGGATAGTGATGTTCGGCTGGGTACGGATGTTAACCGTATCGCCCATGCTGCGAATTTCACCTTCGTAATCAGTGTTTGAGATAGCTGCGAGCACAGTGGCGTCGTAGAAGTTCTCAATAAGTTTGCCGCTCCAGATTTCCGGAATGAAGTTTCCGGTGTAGTTGGGGCGGCCCGGCGAAACGGGATATACCATTTTCGGCTCCTTGGTTTATGCGGTTACAATACGACCTTCCCGCTGTGCAGCGAAAATGTCGCGTTCAATACGGTCACGATCAGTCTCCTTGCCCTTATACTTACCCTTTTGAACATCGGTAAAGAACTGTTTGATGTCCTCAGTAGTATAGGTCTTGGCTTCGCCTTGGAGCTTATTACCGCCAGACCGGCCTTTGCCGGGTGCTACCTGACGTTCGAGCTCCGAGGCAGACTGAGTCCCCCGCGTGGTACGAGCATCGTGCCCACCAGTCATGCCCTTCCAAGTCGAGAAGAAATTAGCCACCCGCCGTGCGTCCATGCTGCGCTGTGCGGCATCAAGATACGTCTGGCGAGGGATACCCGTGAGCGGATCAACTTCGAGGAGCCATGACTGGAACTCCTGACTTGCGTTGGTATCCTGCCAATCAGGTACAGCCGTCTGTAGGTCCGCCCAAAACCGTTGCTCGTTGGACACAGCATAGTTCTGCGAAAGCTGATGGACCTGTGGGACCACCGTACCTTGCATCTGCCGTACCAACCCTCTGAGGTCGTTGATCTCCCCGTCTTTCGTCGACATCTCCTCACGGAAGACGCGCCTCATGACTTCGATGGAGTCGCCATAATCTTCCATGTCCTGCTCGGTGACGAGCTTCTGGGCAGGAGCCTGCTCTTGTGCAGGTGTGGCGTTCATCGAGGTGATTAACTGCTCGAGTTGTTGAACACGATTACCAAGCTCACGCTTTTCAGTGTGGAGCCGGGGGACCTCAGCGTTGTACATTCCTTGCAGGGTTTTGTACTTTTGCTCAAGGGTCTTCTCGGTATTGTCGCTTGCAGGCTGCTCTGCTGCCTTGGGCGCGGGTGCTTGTTCTTGCCCGCTGTCGGTTTCACGCGCCGCACCAGTTTCCTCAACATACTCTACCGCGGCTTCGGCTTCGGCTTCGTTGCCCTGCCCGGTAGTGTCTACATTGAGTTCTTCGTACAGTTTGTTGACTGCCTCAGCTTGTTTCCGAACTTGCGCTGGTAGTGCCATAATGAACGCTCCTCATCGGTGTGCGTATTCCGCAGCTATCCTCTGGATTCTGCCGCTAATTCAGGGGACTTTTTCATAAGATCGTGAAGCTCTCTAAGAATTTGACACCGCCCCTGTGCAAGTGCCACGTTCTGTCCAACACTTGGTAGCTGCTCAAGCTCTTGACGGTACCAACCTTCGATCCATTCTAGGACCTCCGGGAACTGGCGCGCCGTCAAGGCGAGAGCTTTGACTACTTTAGGATCAGGGCGCTTCATCCCGAGCCTCCAGTGCTGCGATTCATCACGGTGTTTGCCTGCTGCCCACCCATCGGCATACCGCCGGGGAAGGTAGGCGCTGGCGCACCGGGTTGTTGTTGTTGTGCCCCTTGCGCAGCCTCGACAGCCAAGGCCCGCGAGGCCAGCTTCTGCTCATGAGACTGCTTATCACGGGACGGAATAATTTCATCGACCGGCATCTGCAGCCCCTTGGCTACCTCACGCAGGATCGCAGCACGCCCCTCGGGGCCCAGAATCTCTGCGTCGATGGGGTTAGCCGTGGCGTTGAGGAACTCAACGCGGCGTACATTGACGGTCTCTTTCACAGCAAGGTTGATCGCGCCCTTGGCAACAATCTCCACATCGCCTTTGATCGACTCATCAGGGTCGTACCGCATGTTGTAGACAAACTGCCGATTAACAATAGGACGTATCACATCACCGTCGATGTGCATAACGACCTGCCGGATGCCCTTACCCGCCGAGCCCATGAGCATCGACAGTCCGGACGCTGTGCGCCCCGCACCCTGCACGTTCGTGTCGCCGTAGATATAGGACGGGATGCCACTGTGATCGTCCGCGAGTTTCGAGAACCTGTCGTACACACCCATCAACTCGTTGGCACGTGAGTCCGGCTGCGAGAACCGCACGGCAGGCGCGCTTGACCCCAGCGGGTCATTCATAACCTGCCAGATTTTCCACGGGTGGATTTGAGTGATGTCCTCATTGGGTGGGATGCGTTCGAGGTTTACCTCGACCTGCGGACCCGACGCCAGACCCATGTTGTTGACGAGCGCACGCGCCGCGGCGTTACAGATACCCTGCAAATCCTCAATGATTTCAGGGATACCGCGGCCCCAGAACGCCCCGGGCTGTTTGATAAAGCTCGTCTTGGCGTAGGGCTTCTCCCCCAACGGATCGTAATTCAACACTGCCTTGATGACGTAGTTACCCACGACCCACACGTTGGCGTCGTACTCACGGGACTCGTCCGGCACTTCTTCTTCGTCCAGACCCCACTCGCGCAGCATCTCTCCGCTGACTTTGCCCCAGAACTCCAGCGCGTCGTACATATCGGTAGGTGAGTTGTACGCGTAATACAGACGCTCCTGCTCCTCTTTCTGGAGCTCCACGTCTTCGCTGATCCACGACTGACCGTTACCAGTCTTGAGCACTTTGCGCACGGCGTCGTCGTCGTAGCCCGGCACACCGATAAGGTCCGCCAGTTCCATCCTGCTCATATGGTGATGTTCGAATATGTACCCGTCGTTGATGTGGCGGGTACCCGGCTCAGGGTATATACGGAACGGATCGACCCGCTCGAACTCGGGCCCCAACCGCTCGGTAGCCTCGACCACCGTCGTGCCATCTGCAGCCTTGGAGTACCCCAGCACGCGCTGACGCCTCACGATCGGCCCCTTCACAAAGGCCGCCGGGAACGTCACGAGGTCAGTTATGAACTCGTTGAACGCCTCTGACCAGCCGCCTTGCTCGAACTGGTCCTCGATCTTGTATTTCATCTTGTCAGCGCGGTTCTGCGCTTCTTGCAGCACCCGGAACCGGTAATCCTGCGCCACCATCTCGCGTAGGGCAGACATCTCCTCCCCGGTCGGGGCTTGCCCGCTGGTCTGCAACATCTTGACAACCTCGGCCCCGAACGCTTGGGCGATCTCTGCCTCCGCTTCAGGCGGCAAGTCCGGCAGTGTCGTCGGGTTCAGGTCCCACGGGGGCATCCCCTGATCGAGCATGATGTCCCGCAGCCAGCTCTCAGCCGCCCGGCACTTCACCTCGGTAATCATCATGTAAACTTCAGACCCGCCTTGCGACTTGATCTGACTCAGCTTGTTAGCCTCGTACTCACCGTTGCGCTGCCGCATGGCCCGCAACATAATGTGCTCCATGGGTTTCTTCGCGATGCGCGCCGCGTCCCAGCACTCACGGAGGTAGGCTGTCAGCCCCAGAATGAACGGGTCAGTCTGCCGCGCCTGCAGCTCACGGTCAACTTGCTCGCGCTCTTGGCGTGCGAGTTCCTCGTTACCGACTACGCGCAGTAAGGTCAGACCAGCCATATTTCTCCGTCATCCATATATAGAACTTCATGTCAATATACACGTAGCACTTTGTTTCAGCAAGCCAAAGAAAAAACCCTCACCAGATATTATCCAGTGAGGGCAAGTCGGCAGTCGTATTAACAAGTTCCAACAGGGAGATGTCGGTTCCGTGACACATAATAGGTACTATGTCCACCCTGCAGATGCAACAGGTTTTATCTCGCGACGCTGCATCATGTGCTGTCCCTCACCCGCAGACGCTATATGTAGCATCAGATACTGCAGCGCTTCGGCCACGTGGCTGTGTTTATTCTTGTCAATCCCGCCGTGTTTGTCGAACCGGTAGCCGCCCATCATGGCAGCCTTGAGCCGCGTGCAGCGCGGGTCGAGCAAGAACCCCGGGTCCCCGTCGACCTGCCGCATGAGGTAGTCATCCACGGAGTTGAGCCGCGCGCTGACCTTGTTGGTCTTGGCCGGGATAACCCTGAGCCCCTCGGCCTTGATGATGTCGACCGCACTGCGCTCGTCGGTCTGCGCCCGCTGCGTACCCGCAGGGTCAACGACGACCAGAATGGGCGCGCCGGAGAACCGTTCGTATATGAGGGGTTTGAGCATCGTGCGGACGAACCGTTGAATCCCCATGTCAAAGCTCACCAGCTCGTCGAGTATAAGGGCTCGCCCGCGAGGGTCTTGCTGCCCTATAGCGGCCGCCGGGGTCAACCCCAAGTCCATCCCGATTACGATTGGCCGCACGCCGTTTGTGATCGGCTTCAGCGGCTGCGCTGCCATGTGGTAGTCTGGCCGGAAGTACTGGTAGACCGGCTTGCCATTGCTGCTCAGCCCATACTCTCCGTCGATGAAGACCCTGATGTACTCCTCGCTGCGGCCCTGTGTGTCGTAGTAGCCATCGGGCAGGTTCTCAATGTTCTCAGCGTAGGGGCTGCGCCCCGACGGCTGCTTGAACACATCCCACCCATTGTCGTTGGGGCTGACACCGTCCTTGGGGTCCAGCTTCTCCATCTGGTAGAACCACCACGTGTCCATCGTGGGAGGGTTGGTGTCCCCCCACATCCCATGCCACGTCGGCCCGCCGTCCTTGGAGGAAGGGAAACGGCCGATACGTTTGGACATGGCGTCCACGATCTCGGGGTGGATGTCCCGGCATTCGTTAAACCACGCGAAGGTAAGTTCCAACGAGTTGAGGTTGGCCACGTCGTCTGCGTCGTCCAGCGCCCGGAACATAACCTCGCACTCGATGTCGTCCACCTCGAAGAAGTAGGTCTTGGTGGTGCGCATGTACCGCCCGCACACTCCCGGTGGGAACCAGTCGAGGAAGGTCTTGATTGTCGTGTCCTGAAGCTGGCGTGCCGTCTCGCGCACGACCGCAGCACGCGTCCTCCGCTTGCCCGTGTTGGCGTCTGGCTCCTGCATCGCCGCCCTGCGGATGATCTCGAAGCTGCACGTCACCGATTTACCGGAACCAACGGGGCCCATGAGCGTACGCATCTTGGCGTCGGACTTCATGAACTTCTCCCCCGTGAACGGGGGTGTGTAGTCTATGTCAATCGCCATCAGTGAACCTCCCGTTCACGACCATCGAGTGAGTGGTGGACATAGACCAACTCCTCTGCCTCGTCGTCCAGTGTCGGTCCACACCAGCAGTCTGCCGAGCACTCGTGCTCCCGCACCAATATCACTACGATCTCGCGCGGCCGGCCCTTTGGGCGGCGATGCGTTCTGCCACGTGGGGGGACAATTTTCGTCCGGTACGAATGGCCCTCGCCCTCAAGCGCAATGCGTAGGTCCTCATGCTGCCGTAACGTCTGGAGACGAACTGCCGGGGACCCTTCATACTCGCTGTCAAAGTTCGTCAGAATGCTCAATGAGGTCGCCCTCCACTTCCGCTGTGAGTGTCATAGGCGGCGTGTTGTTTCCAAAGTTGATGTTGATCTTCACTCCACCCCCCGCACCGCCGTTGCCTTCATCGGCCTTGGCCTCCAGCCCCGCCCACTTCACCGTGGACTTTATCAAGTCTGCTTTTACGGCCGGGGACACTTCAGGACTGTGGATCAACCCCCAAGATGTTGTGAGCAGTTCCTCAGCTTGGGCCCGGGCTTTTAGTTTGAAGGTCATGCCCTTGTCGCGGATTTCGCCGCGGTAATGCTCCACCTTCTTGAGGAACACCTTGTCCTTGGTGAAGGTCATCAGGGATGCGGCCGTTATGCGGTGACGCTGCTTGATCTCGTCGAGCGTCTCACCACTGCCTTCCAGCGTGAGGGCTACGTCGAACGCAAGGCGGTCGGACCATTTGGTGTGATGCAGCGGGAGTGTATCCATGGAGCGAGGATACCTCGCCGAGATGTAGCTGGCAAGTGGGTATGCAAACTATACATTTGGTGTATGAAACTATACACGTTCCTTTTTTTGGGTCGTGCTTTGCGAGGTTTACTACACTACCGGGGGGGTAAAAATTTCCCTGTCCATGTGGCCCCCCTCCCCCCTGCCCCTGCCCTATACGGCGCGCCGCGCAAGTATACATGCACCCCCATGAAACCCCATGAAACAAAGCGAGTTTGACAATGCGTGTAAAGTTTGTCATAAATAACTTATCGAAACGGCGGCAACGTTGGATTGATAGGACCTTCTGGTTCGCGCTCTTTGACATCGTTAGACCCGTCTAGTTTCCCTATGGTTTTCATGCTGCGTCGCAATAGTGCGGCATAGCTAGAAACCAAAAGGTAAACGATCATGACAAAACTCAATGCATCCGAGTTAAACTGGGTTCAAGTGGATGAAGCATCCATGGATAAGGCTCTTGCCAAGCGATTGGACGGACTTCGTGAAATGGATAAGGCGTATAGGGACGCAAAATCAGCTTTTGAGCTGCAGTTCGTTACCGCAGTACGCAAGGCCGGCGCGCTTGATGAAGGCTATACTCTGGCCTTCGGATACCGTTTCGGCAAGCTGTCAGTCGCCAAGGCCGCAGATAAGCCTCGGGCACCCAAGGCATCCGCCAAGCCTATGTTCAAGTTCTAAGCAACGCAACGGCCAGCCCGCAAGGGCTGGCCACCTTTAACCTCGGAGAACGATATGACACGGAAACAACTGCGCAACACGATGGACAAGCATGACATGTACATCAGCAAGATTGGCCAGACTGAGGCCAAGCGATACCTACGCACCAAGGAAGCACCACCGACACGTGGCAACATCAGAGCGGGCCTCGCCTTCCTGCTACTGGCTGCAGCGACCCTTGTGATCTTCATGGCCCTCTAACCACCGACCCATCCAGTGAAAGCTGGGTGGGTCTTCTTTTGTCTGCTGCTAGGCCTCGTTTCTCTCGGCATACGTCGGGGGGATTTAGGGTGCGCGCATACTTGACAGCATTAGTCGGGGGGTATTTGTATACTTTAGTAGTGTATACTTACACTATACACGTATACTAAAAAACTATCTACTTTATATTGTGTGTTATCAGTATGTTAGTCAAACAGTACACGCATCTATCTACTTTTTGCTGTATAGTTTGTCTTGATACGATACAGCTTGTGTAACGTATTGGAGCTTAGTATACACGTATACTTGGAAAAAAGCCTGTAAAACCAAGGGTATACCAAGGGGTAGTAGTGTGTATATATAAAGTATCTATATAATATATCTATCTATCTACGTTATTTATACTGTTCTATCGTGCAAAACCCTATTTCGAGTAAACGAGTCACACCCCCACTTTCTAACATAGCGCGTTTAGTTTCGAGTAGATAGATAGATAAGTATATAGTTCCTGCAATATCAAGCACTTGCGCGTCCGCCATCTATCTACATTGAATGATTTCAAGTACTTACAAGTAGATAGCTTCTTGGTACATACTTGGCACACACTTACGAAAAAACTCAACGAAATCAAGGGCTTAACCCCGAACTTGACACGGCTCGCTGCCGGTGCTAGATTGGCTTCGCCGATTGGGTCTGGCAAGCCCAACCGGTAAATATATATAACTTAACACGTAACAAAGGGGGGACCTATGTCCACCACACAAATGTTCTCGTTCCATAACTTGGGACAAACCACACCAACCACACCTAAGTGGACACGACTCACCGAGTACTACGACCCAGACGAGTTCCGTATCCTGTCTATACGTCCTCGTCGACGGACCTACTTACGGCAGTCCGAGGCTGGTTATGACTGGTCTGCTGGTCGTGACTTCATCGTAACGTCCCGTTCTTCCCCCTACTGCGGAACAGTAGTGGCTGTCGACGAGACACGTCACCTCAAGGACATTGGCTACACTCATGTCCATATCCACTACAACGTCGACACCCCACCACTGGAGATCAAACTATGACTGCTTTCACCATCGAGATCGACGACTACAGCCTTGAACAGACTGCCGACGTGTTGTCTGTTATCAACCCCGGTCGATCATCCATCGACCACATCAGGGACATGGTTAGGGCCAACATGTGGGATGGTACTACGTCCCTTGGCACTGGTGGCTGGGAAGCCACTGGTTACTTCCCTGACCCCAAGCACAAGCCCAACACGATGGTCGTTAGGCTGTCTGTGAACGCTTACACCGTCAAGCGTTGGCTTGACCTTACCACCCAGAAGGAGACCAACTGATGAACGAGATTATACTGGACCTCGCCGCGGTCTACACCAACCAGTACCGCACCAAGTGTGAACAGCTTGGTCAGCCTGTAGACAAGGCGCTTCTACGGAAGCACGTCGCCGATAGGTTCGGTGCTACCTACGCTGCGATCTTAGTTCCATGAAGTCGAAACAGACCACCAAGGTGGTCTGTCTGTCGTGGTTGGCTACCACGACACTGACGAGACAAGCCCAAGGAGACCAACTGATGTTCGGAACCAACATAGAACTGCCACACCACCGTATGCTGTCCTACAACACAGCACTACTCAGGTATAACTCCATCAAGCCTATCCGTGGTCGCTATGACCAGAACTCAAGGCCACTGGCCCGTCGTGGCAACGACAACCTGACCATACGACAGGACCCCACCACCAACGACGTTATTGTCCGGCTCTACCACACTGACATCATCCGGTATGAGTACCAGCCCAACGGTGACAACGACCTGTCCCCTATCCACCTCGACCCTTACCCCTCTGTCACGACCAACCGTATCATGTGGTCGATCCTTGGCCCCCATGTGAACACCCACTGGCAAGACCGGAGCTACCATGCCCCCAACTGCATCACCGAAGTGGGTGGTCGGTATTATAACACTCCAGAGTTTGTCACCATCCAGCCAGCAGAGTCCGGCTGGACACTGGTCGGTGGTGCCCAGCCCATCGAGGTACCCTACCTCAACCGCAAGGAAGGAAGGCAGGCTCTCAAGGACGCCAACTACTATACGTTCAAGCTGTGGCTGGAGACACGTATTCGTCTCAACTTGTGTCCACTTGGCACCCGTTTGTCCAGCAGTCCGTTCTCGTGGACACCTAGTGAGGCTGTCAAGTACCTCCGCCAAGGTGAGACTGGCTGGGCCGAGATCGCTGGTCGTATGAGCACCCGTGTCCCACTGGAGGCTGAGCTGCGGTCACTGCGGGAGGCGGTCTACAAGTACGAGACGTGCTACGACACCAAGACGGTGGACTACTCCGAGAGTTACAACGACTTCCAGAACGCCATGAACCAGATGAAGCGGGTGGGGTGATGTCGAAACAGGGGGTTCGCCCCCTGTCTGGCATGGGTGGCTCCCATGTCACTGACGAGACAAGCCAACCAAGGAGACGCAAATGCGTGCTACATTGCTAAAAGACACACTCAAGGCCCTTATCCCCGTCGGTCGATCCGTCGCTATCGAGGGACCTCCGGGGGGTGGCAAGACCACCATCGTCCACGAGATTGCCAGTGAGATGGGGCTGCCTGTCGTGGAGCGGCACATGCCGACCATGCTGGTCGAGGACTTTGGGATACCCTACCCCGACGCTGCCGGCGACAGATTCAGCTACAAGCTGCCCGAATGGTTCCCATTCAAGGGCAAGGCCGGCACCGAGCGCGGTGGTATCCTACTGTTCGACGATCGGAACCAAGCCAACGCCGACCTACAGAAGGTACTGGCCAACATCCAGCAGGCAAGGACGCTACATGGCAAGCCGTTGGCAGATGGGTGGACAGTGGTGTCCACTGGTAACCGCCAGTCAGACCGTGCTGGTGCCAACCGTGTGCTGAGCCACTTGCGTAACCGTGAGACAGTGCTGGAGTTCGAGACACACCTTGACGACAGCACACAGTGGATGATCGACAACAAGGTCCACCCCATGGTCATTGCCTTCACACGGTTCCGTCCAAACCTGCTGCATGACTTCGACGCACAGCGTGATGTCAACCCGACACCTCGTAGCTGGGTCGAGGGTGTCAGCGCGATACTTGGCAAGGTGCCAGCCGAGGCAGAGTACGAGTGCTTCAAGGGTGCCATTGGTGAGGGTGCAGCGGCTGAGTTCGTTGGGTTTGTGCGTATCTACCGCAAGCTGCCCAACCCCGATGCTATCCTCATGAACCCAAGCACGGCAGATGTACCGACTGATCCGGCCACACTCTACGCCCTGTCCGGTGCTCTGGCTGAGCGGGCTACCGAGGGTAACCTTGAACGTGTTGTGACGTACACCAGCCGTATGCCAGCCGAGTTCTCTGTGCTCAGCATCTCCCATGCTGTCCGTAAGACACCCGATCTGGCCAACACGGCAGCCTTTACCAAGTGGGCAGTGGGCCACCAAGATGTCCTCTTTTAAGCCTAAACCTCAGCACCCATCGTTTGTTCACTGGTTGCGTACCAGTGGACAGATCGCTGACGCGGAACTCTACGGCCTCGCCCAGGAGTGGGCCAAGTACCGCAAAGAAGCCGCAATGAATATAGGCTTCACCACTGGCCCCACCTCTTGGGACCAGTTCGTCGCCAGCAAATACCCGCGTAAAGTGCTGACCTACCAAGCGTATCTCCGACTGATCGGGGCTGCGCCAACCTTCAACAAGGACTGACAACATGAAACTTTCTGACCGAGCGATACTCGTACAACTAGGCATCTCCACATGGAGTGCCAACAAGCTGGACAAGGAGATCAGCGCCGAGACCAACGCCTTCAAGGGTACTGTCACTGGTGCTGGCCGCTACCACAAGAGCCTGTTGCCTATGTGTGACCTGCTGGATGACATCAAGAAGAAGGCGACCCTGATCCGTACCAAGTTCTACGACAACACCCTGCCTTGGGGCGTCAAGGGTATCCAGATTCTACCGACCGCCAACTACCTCACCTTTATGACTGAGTTCCGTAAGGAGAAATCCGAGTATGAATACCTTGTGAGGCAGTTTGCACCGGCCTATCCCCAACTGGTGATGGATGCGCAGCGCTTCCTTGGGTCTGCCTATAAAGCCAGTGACTACCCCGATGCCAGCGACATCGCCAGCAAGTTTAAGATGGATATGCAGGTCATGCCTGTCCCCAACGGCGACTTCCGTGTCAACATCGCCGATGAGGAACTGGAGCGTATCCAGCAAGAGGTCACAGCCCGTGTCAAACAGGCCGGACAGCAGGCTATGCAGGACGTATGGCAGCGGCTCTACGACAAGGTCAAACACCTTGCTGACAAGATGAACGACCCCAAGGCTGTGTTCCGTGACTCAACTCTCAACCACTTGGTGGACCTGTGTGAGTTGCTACCACGGCTCAACGTCATGGACGACCCCAACCTTGAGGCCATGCGCCAAGAGGTCGAGGGTAAGCTGGCTGGGTACAACCCTGATGCTCTGCGTGTTGACGTCAACGCCAGACAGACAGCGGGCAAAGAGGCCAACGAAATCGCTGCCAAGATGGCAGCCTTTATGGGAGGATTGAAGTGACACTACCTGACAAGCTGTTCGAGCAGATGGACCGACTGATCGAACTAGAACTTGAGAAGGTCGAACTGCTGCGCAAACTCAAGCGGGCGTACATGCTGGCCAACGTGGTCGGTGTGCACCCCAACCAGATCAAGGGCAAGCTGGCTGTTCGTGTCTACGAGAGCGGCAGGATGGTCGCCCCTTGGCAAGGCACAGATTTCGCTGTCCAGCTGGATGGTGAGGAGGTGGCCCGTAAGAAACTGACCGACGTGCCACTGGACCTGTGGCCCGACGACATACGGGTCAGGTATGAACGACACAAAAAGAGGGAGGGAGCCTGATGACCACCTTTGACAAGGAGTATGTCAAGGCCAGACTGAGGTGGGCAGTGTCCGCTGCCGAGCAGCCACACTACGGCTGCAATGTCACCGAGATCGACAACTTACACGAGGCCATAGACGTAGTGCGTGGACTAATTGAAGAACTGGAGAAAAACTGATGGACCCGATGGAACGACTGAGCAAGGCCAAGACCAG